ACCGAGACCTTGAGCGTCCCGGCTTTGGGTTTGTAGATGGTCTTTACCAGCGACGCGCCGCCGACGGTGTAGGTCTTAATCAGCTGGAATTGAGTCTGCCCAGCGGTCGCGGTGGCAATCACCTGATCATTTGCCGAGGTGCTAACAGTTTTCTGATCGCCGTGCGCGCTTTTGTAATCGAGCCAGTTCTTGAACAGGAACATATGACCCTGCCCGCGGACTACTAGAAACAGCTCGTAGAGATCATAAATTTTGCCGATCTCGCGCGCGCCATAGCCCACGTCCCAACCGTATATTGGCGTGTCGCGGCGAATGTCCGCGGTGTGCCATCCGCTCGGCACTTTTACGATGCCGGTTAAAAAGCGCGGTCCGCCAGGGCTGGCGAAGCTGATGTCTGTCGGGAAGACGATGTCATCGTAAAAAGCCATCGCTTAATCAATTCTCCTGAAAGTATCGCGGACCTGGCTCTGAATCTCCCGCCTGCTGCGCGCGAAGCTGCCGGCGTCGTTGGCATAAACATTGACGACAACCGCCCTGTCTTTTCCTCCCGTCCAACCCTTTGCGTTATCCGGCATGCGGCCGGTCGCGTTGATGTAATCGAGCGCGGGCTTGCCCATCATACCGGTAGCGCGGTCATTGACGACATACTCTCCGTCTTTCAGCACAGCATTAACCTCGCCGCCGACGTGGTAACGCGGCAGCCGGCGGCGGAATGTCGCGTGCTCTCCACCTGGGGTCACTAGACCGCCACCGTGGTAGCCCATTCCAGTGACCAGCCCGCCCCCTTCGGAATAGGCGCCGGCGTCGGTGGCGCCCCCGCTCGAACTGAACAGCATTTCCATTCCGCCCATGTCCCCGCCACCGCCTTGCGAACTAGCAGCAGCGGCAGCGGCTTGGATGGCGGCAATCGCGGCCGCTTGCAGGGCCTGTATGCTCGTCTGTGCTGTCGCCCCGGTCGTCTGAATTGCGGCGGTCGCCGTCGACTCCAGCGCGTTAATGCCGCCACTTGCCGTCGATTGCGTCGATTGAATAGCGCTCTGGCCGGTCGTAGCGGTTGCTTGAATTGCGGTAACCGCGGCTGCTTCTGTTCCACTCTTCCCGCCTTCTCCTAGTGTGACCGATGCGGCGTCGCGCATCTCCTGGCCGCGCTCTGCGTCGAGCCGGTCCGCTGCGGTGGTGCCCGGTAATTGGCGGCTCGGCTGGGGGGTCTTGCCGAGGCCGAGCATGTCGAGCAGAGATCCTAGCCCGCCCGCGATGCCGGCCCCCTGCTTGCCGAAGTCCGGACCAAGAATCATATCCTTGAGTCCGAGCGTGATTTGATCGGCCAATAGTTTGTTGATGATGCCGAGAACTTTTTTGCCCCAGTCTTCCCAGCTGGTGATGTTGCCGTTGAGAAAATCCTCGATGCCGTCGCTAACCGCGCCGAACCCGCGCTCGATGGCCGTTCGCATGAACTCCGTTGTTTCTTCGGTCTTGTCTTTGATGTCGTCGTAGGTCGTAATCCATGCGTCGGCGGTGGCCTGGGCGGCCTGCGCATTAACGTCGGCAACGTCCTGGCCGGCGGCGATTGCCGCATCGCGCCACTCTCTGATAACCTTGACGCGCTCCTCAAATTCCCGGTTAGCCCGGGCAACATCCTGCTGATCCTTGGGCAGAATGTCGATCGCCATCTGTTTTTGGAGATCCTGAAAGGCGGGCTCGATCTTAGCCAATGCTTCAGCCGCCGCCTTGGCGCTCTCCTCAATGGCGCGGCCCCACTCCTGGCTATCTTGATCAAATGCCTTGCCGAGCGCGTCGAGCTTGGCGAGCTCATGCTGCATGCGCTTGAGCTCGTCAGTGCCGGCGATGATCCGTTCCTTGAGCGATTTGAAAAACTCTTCGATGCCCTTGGGGATCGGCAGTTGTTTTTCGCGCAGCTTTTCTTTGAAATCCTCAAACTGTTTGTCGAGGCTCGCGCCAAGGGCGAAATCAGTGCCGAATCGGAGCTCGATCTTTTTGCTTTCAATCGTGGCGAGCTGCTTTTCGAGGCTGTCAAGGAAAGAGTCGGCGAGATTTTCAACGTCTTTTTTTGCACCCTTGGCGCCGTCGCTGATGCCTTTGAAAACAGCGGTGGGCTTGGTGACGTTGACTTTATTTAACCGATCGAACTCCTCGCGCAGATCGAGCACACCGTCGCGCGCCTGGCGCAACGCCTGAGGATTGATGCCGAAGCCGGGCTTTTCTCCCGCCGCGATAATTTCCTTGGATGTCATGCCCTCAACACGGCCCTCGGGAATACCGCTGAGTTGGGCGAACTTCTTGGTAGCATCGGCGAGCTGCGCTGCCACTTTGGGCGCATCGCGCAGGGCGCCGAAAAATCGCAGGATACCGGCGACGCCCTCGGCGCCGAGCAGCAGCGCTTGATTCTTGAGTCTGGTCAGCGCGTCGCCGATATCGTCGAGTGCCTTTACGTCCGCCGCGGTAAGGCCAGAGCGCTTGACTTCGTCAAAGCGACCGGCCAGCGCAGCCAGGGCCGGGCCCAGCTCCTTGGCCGATTTGCCGAGCAATGTGAACATCACAGTGTTGCGCTCGACCGGGTTCTCGATCTTGGCCAGGGCGTCGGTTACTTGTTTGATGAAATCGTCAACCGAGATATTGCGCAGCTCCTCGAAGTTCAAGCCCAAGCGTTTGATCGCCAGCGCCGCCGGGTCGGTTGCTTTGTCGATGTTGCCGAGATTTTTCTGAAGGTTGAAAACACCATTGGCGAAAGTGTCGACTGACGTGCCGGACTCCTCCAATGTCGACTTGAATCCGGAGAGAAACTCAACCGATATGTCCGTCCGCTCGTGCAGATTTTGCAGACTGTCGGCCAAGGCGAAGATCTTGGAAGTGAACCCCGTCAGTGCGCCGACGCTTAGAACCGCGCCTAAATTACCCAAGGCGGAGGTCGCCAGATTTTTGATATTGCCGAAGGACGATGCGAAGTTGTTTTCTAACGTCTTCAGATCCGACTGAATCTTCGTCAGCGACGCTTCGATTATGACTGTTTGTTTGATGTCGTCAGCCATGAGATTCGACCATTTCCGATTTGCTTACCTTGCGCCGTCCGGCCGCCGGGGCGCCGGGGTGTTCTTTGCGGAACGCAGCGGCCATGCCGGTAAAATAAAGGTCTAGCGCTGCGCTGTCGTCCACCGGCTCGCGCTTGTCGGCAATCCATGGGAAAATATCGCCCGCTGTGAATGGTTGGGGGCGGCGCTTTGAATCGCGCCACACGTTCAAGGTCATTGCTGCCACCGTTCCGGCGCGCTCATAGCGGCGCTTTTCCTGTTCACGGCGCCGATCTTCCAAGGCCCCTAACTCTAACCACGTCAAAGACCAGAACCGATCATCGGCCAGCCCTAGCTCGACTACTGCAAAGCTCCAGTGTTGTAGCCAGGGCGTTGGGCCAAAGGGTGGCTATCCTCCACCGGTGGCACACCATCATCGGTCGACGGGGTTTTTCGTTTGCTGTGCGATGCGTAGGCGTCCCAAATTATGGTCATGATCTGACCATGGGTGAGCGGCGACGCCTCGATAATCGCAGGCATGTTGTCAATCGAAAGCGCCTTGTCCTCCCAGCGCAGGCCGGCCCAAAGGAGTGTTAGCACTAAGTCCAGCGGGAAGCCGCCGGTTCCGACGACCTGCGCCGAAGCGGATGAAATAATCAGATACTCGATATTGATGTACTCGGCGGGCTTAACGCCGCGCCTGCGATTGATCTCGCGCTCTGCCAACATTAGCGCTTCGAGATTGAATCGCAGGCGCCGCGGCCTGTCGAGTTCTATTGCGACGGGTTCGGGTAGCACGGCTTACCTCCATTTCCGGACGCTTAGGATATTTCGATCATCACCGGCAAACCGGTCACCTTCAAAGACCAGTTCAGAAACACCGGGGCGCTGAAGTCTTGCGGGACGTCGAACTTGGATACACGCGCTTCATACTCCCAACCATCGATGGTGTTCGACATAATCGTCCGCCAGAAGAGCTTCGTTTGATCGATGAAATCCTGATACAGCTGCTTGTGGATCGCGATGTCAGGATGAAAGACCAGCACGCACGCCGTTTCATCACCGGTCTTTATCGTCGGGATATTTTCCTCGAAGCTGCCGGGGCTGTCGTGGTTGGTGGCATCGGCGTATGTCTGAGTCGCCGACGGTGACGGAATGATCCGGCATTGCGGGATCGCAACATACAGCAGACTGTTAGGATCTCTCCGGTAGAGTTGCGCGCCTTTACCGGGTAGAATTTGGCTTGGTGGCATAGTGTCCTCCTTGGCTACGTGTCGAAATTGATCGAACTCGGGTCTTTCTCTTCCGTCGAATAAGTGATCTGAAAATTCACATCCGCACCCGCGCGCGGGTAATGCTCATCTAGGAACAGCCATTTGATACCGACCTTGACAGTATCCATGGCCAGACCGCCGCGGGTGTGGTCGGCCAGGATGGCGCGGTGCACATCGCCGATGATCTCGCCGAGCGCTTTGCGCGGGCCGCCTAAACATTCCTCTTCTACGACCACGCGCACGGCGACGCGGAGTCTTTCAAGGTAAATATCGTCTGGCAAATTCTCGGTGAGTTCCTCATCTGGAATCACGCCGGCCGCGGGGCGCTGCACCTTGTAGAGTTCGTAAGTGCCGCTGGCCACAGTGGCCAGCGATGTCACGGCCTGCAAGGCGGCGTCGATGTTGTCGAGAATCTGATTTTGGATCGTGTCGGGCATGGATCTGTAGAACTCCGGTCTTACCCTGTAACGAACTTAAACGCGCGCGCGATCTCTTGCGGCACGCGCTCCTTCAAATAGGCGCGGATCTTGTCGGTGATTTTTTTCCGCGAGAAGACCAGCGCCACCGATGGACCCTCTAGTTCATCGATCCTTTGTCCCTTTTTACCCGCCGATTTTCCCCTGGTGAGAATGATTCTGGGACCGAAACGCTTAAACACACCGCGATGCCCGCTTTCGAGCACAGCGATGAAAGACCCGGGAATCAGCTTGCGCTGGGCGCCGTAACGCACGCCGCCAGGCGGCCGGCGCCTGGTCACCGTGCGCGGCGTCGGCTTCATTTCGTAGATCGGAATGCGCTCGCGTTTTGACGAGAACGCGATCAAACTCGCTGCCGGTTTGTCCGCGGTCGCCTTTGTCAAAGTGATGTTTCT